GTACGCTTCAGATGAGAAGCCAATGAACGGTAAGATATCTCCAAATAATTTCATAAGTATTTCCTCAGTAATCGGCTCATAGACACTTCTTCGAGATCGTAGGTACCTTCCGTGACATCATGCAGGATAGCCATACCACGATAGTGCTGTGTGTTCTTCTGTGGTCCCATAAAGTCTTCATTGTGTTGGTAGAAAGCTCCCATTACAAGACCTCTCATACGCTTACCAGAAGCGTCATAGGCATCACCTACTTGCTCATGCTGCTGGTGTCCCATGATGAAGCTACACTTCAGATTGTTAAGCTTAGCATCACATGTCCCTGCTACTGGGTAGCCAGTAAGAGACTTAGGATTCACAAAGTAGTGACTATATAAGATACCGTCTATGTTTACAGGCTCAAGGAACGGATATGTTTCCCAACCAGACTTCTCATACTTCAGATCTCCTAAACTAATTACACCCTCTAGGTGATTAGGGTTGGATTCAATAGCACGGTTGATTCTGTTCTCGTGATTGCCGTAAGTCATTACCATTCGAGGGGTATATAGCTTCTTCTTATTCTTACGCTGATGGCGATTATGCTCCCGTATTGGATCAAGCAATGCTCGCATCGACTCTCTTGCAGCTTCAATGTCTGCTGAGTAGCGTTTGCCCTCGTGTGACTTAGATCCTGGCTTGTCGTATACGGACAGGCTAGGCATGTCAGCAAAGTCTCCGATACAAACCACTACGTCAGGTCGCTCATCTACAATGAGACGGCCAGCAGCTGTTAGGTGATCTGTAGGAGTTCCTTTCTTAGCCTGAACATCAGGTATTAGTACGTGCTTCATAACTCTAACTCCCTCTTTTCAATCTCTCGGTTAACGTACCACACTGCTTTCTTGAGATCCTCGATGGCGTCAAGCTTCTCGTCACAGCGCATGATGTACTTAATAGCATTGCCGAGACAGAAGTTCATATGCTCGGTGATCAGGATGACTTCGACTCCACTTGGGTGCGAGGTGTAGTGCTGTGGGTGATTTACATTGTCAAAGCTTCTCGTGTTCATCTAAGCATGCCTCCAGTATCTCTATAGCCTGTTCAAGCTCTTCGGGGAATATGATTTCACTTGGGTCTACAAAGTCCTTTAGTAAGTCAAGGATGAACAGCGTCTCCAACTTGGTCAGTTCAATCATCAATAGCTTCCTTCTTAATGAATTTCTTATCACACCATTCTTCAGGCAGATTCTTTAATGTGTAATGCCTAAAGCCATTTGACTCAGCCCACTCACCGTGAGATAAGCGTGTACGATCCTTTCTACGCTGTGCTCCAGGCATTGGTACGTTAGGAGACATGAACACAAACACAACTTCTACTTCAGGATTAGATTTCTGAACTGCTTGATACTTACGAGCCTCAGCCCTAGTTCTGAATCTTCCCTTAGCTTCGATCAGTATGTTCTTGTCTGCCTTAGGTACAAAGTCTGGTATGTAGTTAGCTTCCCATGTGTATGCTACCTTGAAGGGCTCATACAAACAGTTCTTTAGTTTCTTTGACAAGTCAACTTCAAACTTGCTTCTCATAAGCGAATCACCGTGATAGTATTACGTTGGTTCCGGCTGAGTGATCGGCGGGTTCCACATAACATCAAACTCTCTTAGCATCCATAGTAGACGGCCCTGTTGAACCATGTACTCCCAGTCGTATCCCTTCTCTTCATACACACGCCAGCAGATGGAAGCCATACGCTCAGCTGTAAGTGCATGTGGTAGTATGTCGTGTGCGGTTAGCTTGCCGATTCCCTTGACACCCTTAATGTTGTCGGTAGGATCACCACTAAGTAGTTGTCGGTAGAAGTTTAGATCAGCTTCCTCAGGGCTAACCCAATAAGCTTTTTTCTTATCGTAATTATAATGCCATCCTGATGTATTGTCAAGATCTTTATCAATACTTACAATAACATTATTTACTTGGTCTTGCAGTAGTAGCACACTGATGTGATCATCTACTTCAATACCGTCTATGACCTGTGCATCCCAGTGATCTACCAGATGTTTTCGTATCTGCATCTCGTGAATGGGACGAGTCATTGGATCTCGTTGACCCTTGTAGTTAGGATCAATGTCGTAGCGGAAGTTTCCCTTTCCTCCTATGTACGATTGGTAGGACGAGCAGCGTTGGTGCTCAATGATCGACACCATCTTGTTGTCTAAGTTGCTAAGGCTGTTAGCTAGCGGCCCTGCCTCCTTATGGAACTCAATGGTAAGCGTCTCATCTCCATCAACGAACTCATCAGCGTCTTTCTTGTATTGGTACGAAGCGACGATGTTAGGCCCTGAGTAGATCAGGTAGCTACGCTTCTCGTTAGAGCAACCTGCCTTGTAGATCAAGCTGTCAGCATCTAGTAGGAAGTGCATAGTGTCTCCTTATACTGAGAATGGATAGGACATTGGTGGATGGTAAACGTAATCAGCAGCTGTGAAGTCGAACACGTCAACCCAAGTCTCAATGTCATCTAGTGTATGTATCTCAGGATTGATGTCCAGAGTACATATAGGCATAAAGTCACGCTTAACTTGTTGCTTAAGTAGCTCTACTTGATCTTCGTAGACATGGGCATTGACTATCTTATGGTATGCCTTGCCAGGCTTGTGACCTGTGATCCTTGCTACAAGAGCTAGCAGCGTGTAGACCTGAGGCATGTTGAACACAAGACCGAGCGGCACATCTGCAGAGCGTTGGTAGCTGGTCAAGTGCAGAGTGTCACCTACTAACGAAAATGTATGTGTATGCATACAGGGTCGCAAGCAACCACGATCAAACTCACCAGGATTGTAGAAGGTTAAGATCTCACCTCGATCATCAATGCCTCTAGTGAGGTTATTGACTAACTTTCTAAGCTGATCTATCGTGCCATCAGGGCCTTGCCAGTTCCTTCCTTGAACCCCATACACACGACCCATATCGTCACGACCTGTACGGTGAGGGTTAGCTAACCATGCTTGATTGTAATTAGCATTGGCATCCCAAGTCCGACAGCCTATCTGTCTAAACTGAAGGGCATTATCATAACCTCTAAGGTATCCTATAAGCTCCGCAATTGCAGGCCTAAAGAATGACTTACGTGTCGTTACTAGCGGAAACTTCCCACCTCCTACGTCGTAGACTAAGTCAGCATTAATCACTGTCAAGCAGCGTTTACCTGTCCGCTCGTTGGTGACCCACTCTCCTTCATCTAAGATGCGCTTACAAAGCGTTACGTACTGATCAGTCATTTGATTTCTCCTTATCAGTAGAAACGAATCTTAGCACCAACCATGACAGCGTTGATGCCACCATCAGCCTCTGGCGTATTCAGCCCAGATATGTGCTTAACTTCGACGAAAGAACCATTTAGAAATTCCATGACTACTCTAGCTTCACCTATAAATCGGTCATAATCGTTCGTGACCATCTCCTCTTCCACGCCCCATACCGAAGGCATCGCCTGCATGCCTACTGAACCAGTGACGTAAATTTGTGTAACAAAACAAAACGTAAGTAAACATTCCATCCGACCCCCTAAGGGGCCGAAGCCCCTATTAATTAACCCATGAACTGACTGTGTAACTCATCCAGCTGGATAGCTATGTGAACAGCAGAACTGTACGACGTAGCCTGATCAACGATCTCATCTGTCTTGCGATAAACTACAAGCCAGCAATTGGGCCATTCATCAGCAAGGATATCACGAGCAGGGTCCCGATACACAGCGTAATGCTTAGCGCTGAAACGTTCACTATTCAAAGTCGCGGTTAGATACAGCAATTTCTAACTCCTCTAGTACAAGCCCACCATTCTCCACAACCTTGTCTGTCTTGGTGTGGAATGTGTTAGTCATATCATCTATGAGTGCCAACATGGCATCGAACTGATCAGATTTCTTAGCAGGCAGCGAGACCGCACCAGCATTAACGATTACCTCTAACAGGTGGATGGCAGCATTACGACTAGCTTGGTATTGAATAGCTAACTGTGTGCTGTTAGTACGGACTGGACCAGACTGAGCTGCTGGAGCACCCTGTTGTTGCTGAGGGGCAGGAGCACCGCCTGCTTCAATACGTACCGTTGATACCTCTACGTTCTTGAAGTTACCGTTCTCTTTCCAGCTGAAAGTAATTGTGTCGCCTTCCTTGAATTTGGTAGGAGCAAAGCCGTGACCAAACCATGTGTCTTGGCCATTGACCTGTACTACGAAGTTGTAAGACGTACCGCCCTTGTTGCCAGCAGGCTTAGCAAGGATTTTCTGAACTGTACCAGTAGTTGTATTCATCATAATTTTGTAGCCTCTAATTTGTATGGGGGTGCGATCGATTCTACGATCTCTGTGCCTTCTGTCCAGTACTTACCAGCCTTGAAGCCAGTGCCTAATGGAACATTGAAGTCGATATTATAAACCAATTTTAGGTAAGTGTAAACACATTCCGTAAAACATTTAACACCTATTTCTCTTACTTGATCTACCTCCTCTGGATGGATCTCCATGACCACTGAGTCGTGAATTGTGTTAACGATAAAGCTACGTAGACCAGCATCATTCATTGCATGCCACATGTACGTTAGCGCGATTGGGATTATGTCAGCAGTAGCAAAGCCCTGCACAGGATAGTTGCAGATCTGAGTTGTGTTGATTACATAGCCGCCCCGTCCTTGGTATTTTGTTCCTGGATAATGGTACTGAAGTCCCGTAATTGTCTTGACTTTCTGACGAGCAAGTGCTTCGTCAATCCAACGCGATTGGGCTGCTGCAATACCTTTATACTTAGCTTTGAAATCCTCATAATACTTTTGCTCTGCTTTTGTGCCACTGCTGCCTCCAAATA